CCTACTTTACATCTCATACTATTCTCCTTCCTTATCCAAATAAATATATTGCCTCATTCACCGCCAATGCAATCCAACAAATCAATGCACCCATGCATAAAATAAATTGTATTTTATCTTTTCGCCCATCCCAGCAAAGCAATGCTGTAATTATTACAAGTACAATGTGTAAAAATAATGTTATAATTGTTATCATGTTATTCTCCTTTTCTTGTATTTTCTCTATTGAAAGAATGTTTCCATTCAGTCAATTTTTGACCATTTTTGCGTTTTCTCCCTAATTCTAAGCATTTCACCAAAATACAACTCTAAAACACCGCAAAATCAAGGAGAAAATCGCTCTAAAAATTTCCATTTCCTAATTTTTCAAGGAAATTCTGATTTTTCACTTTTTTTAATGAAATCCACATTTCATCATTAGTTTTATTCTCTATGCAGACTTCATTCTCACCTGCATTGTTTCAAACTTTCCATAATTCTTCTTCATGTACTCAAATCTTTCTCTCTGAGACATCTTTGGCATTGTCTTGTGACTTACTGAAAATCTCTGCAACCATGTTGAAATGTTTTTATCATCCTTTTCTGACCAAGCCAGCATTGCCATCATAGAATTCTCATTTTCAGGTTCAAGCATTTCTGAATTTCCATTAATGATTCTAGTTCTTACTAAACCATTGATATAATCCCAGTATCCATCAACATCTTCATCTGTGATTTCTGGATCTACATACTTTCTAACGAAATCCAGTGTTTCCATTTCAGTATCATCAATAGTTTCTTCGACTTTCTTTTCAAACTCTTCTGTCTGAATCTCATCAACTTTTGATTCCTCTACCTCTTCATTATTCTCTACTGAATCTGTAATGGATTCGTCAGAAAAATATTGTTCCATAAGTGCTTCAAGAATATGAAGTTTATTATTTACTACACCTTTATCTTTTGTAGACTTCGACTCATCTAATGCTTTATATGTACAATGATCGGTTTCTTCTCCATAAATTTTCATAGGAGTTACAAGTTTTTCGTCTTTTTCTCTCAATTTATTGATAAACGCACTAAGAAATTCAGAAAACTTTTCGTCCGGAAGATTGAAATTCTTTGTAAAATAATCAAACATTTTAATCCAAATAAATGTATTTTTAGAAGTGAACAGGGTTTCATTTTCTTCTGTAATCGTATTAGCAAGTCTGTCCAAGATATTTTTCAGTCCATTGAAATCATCTTCTGTTGCTTTTTCCTCAAGATACAATCCCTGCTTTTTATTGTCTTTTGTCCAATCTTCAAAATAATTAAGAATCATAAGTGTCTCGATAACAATTTTGTTTACAGCACCCTTAATTTTTTCGTTTTGGCTAATTTTTGTACAATTATCTTTGAAGAACTTATGTGCAGAAATTTCTTTAATTGTCTCTGCGATTGTATCAAGGTATGTAATGGTCTTTTCAGACCCATTCATGTTTGACTGTTTGTTATATCTGCGAATATGATATCCAACCTCTTCATTTGTACAATCAAGCTGCTTTACAATTGAAAATGAATAGCTTTCAAAATCACTCTGAAGCTCTGGTGGCAAATCTTTAAATGCTTTTCCACGAAGATCGAATTCAATTTCATCATAGATTCTTCTTCCGTTTTCCATAACGAATAATCCGTCTACATCTTTTCTTGCTCTCATAAAAGTAACGATTGGAAATTCAATGTTATTTCCAAGTCTAAAAGCTCCAAGCATATACTTCATCGGATATGTTAATCTCTGCAATCCATCAATCAGCCAATTTTCAATAATCTTCTTACTACTTTCTTCATCAACATCAATCTGCTCACAAATTTTGATTGGATCAATATCTTCTCCTTTGATAATTGTGGCGATTTCTCCATCTCTATAATCAGTATTCCATCTACCAGGATTTCTCTGTAATGGATGGTCTGTTCTAAGTTCTCCACGCTCAAAATCTTCAATTAAAGTTTTTAACATACGGTCATCTTTCTTTGTTCTTTCAATTTTTGGCATTACATTGTCCTCCTAATAAAATATGTACATTTTCAAATGTTCCAAATTCTCTAATTGCGTTGTTATATTGTTCTGTAGTTATACCCTTGCATTCAATAATCATTTCTTTTGTGTAGCCTTCAAGTATGTATGTAGCAACAATCTTTGCATCTCTTGACATATTCTCTAAAAACGCTTTAACTGAATCACTGTATTCTTCAACTGGCATTTGTTTTTCAATAACAGCATTTTCAACATTGTCTTTTGCTTTAAAAAATTGCCAAATCTCTTTTTCATTTCCATCTTTCTTTTCTACCGAATACATTGATATGTCAAACACAGGCTTTTTTACTATGTTTCCATTCTTATCTTTCTTATAACAACGATTCTCTTCATCCCATTCATGTTCCCAATTACATCTGGATTTTCTGGTTTTATCTCTCCCATATGTATAAAACTTTCTCTTTAAATTCCCATAAAGAAATGTTTTAAAGCTGCAATTCGCTTCTGGATTGTACGTTCCAAGCGTCAAGACGAAAACTTCATATGACAAGTCTTTTAATTCATACTTCTCTCTGTTATCTAAAACTGTTTTATTATTCTCCATTCTAGTAATAACAGCATTTGTTACTTCTTTTAGTTCTTTCATCTTATTGGAAAGATAATATTCACAATACTTTTCGCACTGTTCAAATGACAGCCATATTCCTGTACGAGTTTTATCATTTGAACGTTTAAGTATTTCTCTAGTCAATGTTTCGTATTGTTCTTGCGTAAAGT